AGGTTTACCACTCATTGCTAAAATATTTTCAGAAGCTGGGTCCATCGGCATAGGTTGTTGAGGTGGTGGTAATATCTGATCAATATTTTTTACACCGATTGCTTCGTACATATCTCTATATGCTTCGTACATATTGTGTATTTGTGGATTAGACATAGCAAGTTGTAGTTCTGTTTGAGCTAAACTAATTCTTTGTGATTGTGAAAATATGTTTGGATCAGCTACAGGTATAATATCTACCTTATCATCAAAGTCTGTTTGCTTAACCATTCTTTGTGCACCAACAACATCATAAGGATATTCTGGTGGTAGATACTGTGAGAATACATCTGCTAATAATTTAAATTCATTTTTCATTGCAGCATACATTCGTTTGTGTATTGCTGACATAACTCTAGATCCTCTTTCAAGAAGAGCGATTGTTGTACCAACAGCTGCTTGTTGATTACTATCTCCTACTTGCATATCTGCGATTGCTGCAAATCTTTGACCAGCACCAACTACAACACCCATCAATTGAAGTAACGTTGCTGATGGTTCTTTAAATGGTAAAGGCATAAATGCATCTCTGATGTTACCACCTGGAGCATCTACATCTCTAAACTCACCTGGTTTGATTGCTGCAGCTTCATCTCTCAGTCTTATACCTCTTTGTTTGAAACCTGCAGGTAGGTTTGAAAAAGTTCCTGCATCAATTAAAGATCTAAGTGTAGCTGTTGCAGTTTTAGATAAACCACCAATCATGTGTATTAATCCAAAACCATAGAAACCAAGACCTGGTAAAAATTTAAAATGTACAAAGTAATCTATTTTTTTTCTAAGTGGATCTTCAGCTTTGTAGTTTCTTCTAATAGATAAAACTTCTTTACTACCTTGATCTAATGTTACAATGTATGGTAGTTTGATTCCTGTTGCTTCACCTGTTTCCATATCTTTATCTTCAAAACCTTCAAGATCTAAATCAGTATGAAACTCTAAAATTGTAAAATCACTTTCGTCTTTTGTTTTTCTAATTCCTTCTACTTCTAATTCTTTTTTATCAATTTCTGTATCTTGCGTGTAGCCGGGTTGTATTTCTATGTCTCTGTAAAAACCAGATACTTGTTTTTTTCTTAAATCATTTTCTGACATTTTTAATCTATGTACAACTGCTTCTGCATCTTCAATAGATGTTGCAGTGTATGGAACTATCAAATCGTCTGAAGGTATAAACTTAGAAACGGCTCTGTCCATAAGTTCATCGTAATAAACTTTTTTGAAAGCAGAGCCGCTAAGAGGGAGATAAAAAAGCATCTGATCGAACTCGGGTTCATACTCTTTCATCTTATTCATGAGCTGATAGTTCATGAAATTTTTTACTCTCATAGCTTGGTCCTCTTTTTGTCTGTTGATCACACCCATGATTTGAGTATGTACTGGACCTTTGGCTGGAAGTAATTCTTTGTAAGCTTGTGCTTGAAACTGTGTGACTGCTTCTCCTAACACTGGGTGTGTTACACCAGAAGCACCATCAAATGGTTCTGTTCTATCTTCGTATTTAAATCCTAAAAGATCTAAACCTTTTACGTAACTATCTTCCCATTCTTTACGAGAAGATTTGTAATTCATGTAATTAGTAAAAAGTTCTGAACCTAGTCTTCCTAAAATATCTTCAGGTAAGATATCTGCTAGGTTATCAAAATGTGATTCTGTTCCTTCCTGATTAATTTTGTTTGGCTCAAAGTTTACATCTACTGAACCATCTTCATTTTCTTGTATATCTACGCCATCACCACCTTGTGATTCTAAAACTTTTTCTTCTGCTAAAGCGACTTCTTCGTCACTAGGCGTTTTTACGCTGTTCTCTACTACGTTTGGTAGAGCTTTGTCTATTGTTGACATTCTTTTTCTCCGAGTTCTTTACCACTATAATCTTTTTTCCAGGCACATTCAACCCCTGTGGATTAGGTCCGCTTTTTGGAGGTGGTCCCCCGCCTGGAATTAATTTTACCATTATTCGTCTAATAAACCTAAACCTTGTATACCAAGTGAAGCCGCAAATCCACCTATTCCTAATCTAGATAATCCTTTAAGTGCTACTCTAGGTAGACCTAATCTAGCTATTTTTCTAACAGTAGGGTTTAATCCCCTTGTTAGTTTTGGTGTTTGATCTGCAAATGCAGGGTATAGATAATTTAATGGATCTGTTGCAATATCCATTGGTGAATCGCCAGCAGCAACCTGTGATGCAATATCACCCGCTGCAAGAGGTGCAAGTAATGCCGGTGACGCTGCAACTCCTAATCCTCTACCTAAAACTCTTAAACCTGTTTTAGCCATACCAGGTGCAGATCTTTTTTTCTCTATACCAAGTGCTCTCGATTTACTTGCTTTGATTGTTGATGGTGCAGCAAGTGCTGTTGACCCTGCAATACCTACGCCAAGTGCAGGTAATTGATAATCTAATATAGCTGGTCTATCTATATCAATAGATATAGGTTGAGTTGCCATATCAACCAACATATTTTTCTGTTGATCTTCGTTTGATAAATAAGTTGTTGGATCATCGTTTCTAAATGCTTTGACTAATCCTATCGCAGTTCCAACACCAGCACCAATACCAAATGTTTTTAAACCTGGTGATTTTAAAAATCCTAATGCTGCATTCGTGAACTTAGTTATTCCTGATGTAGGTTGTTGTATTTGATTTACTTTATTTGTAAATCCAACAGGGTCGTTTTGAAATTTTTTTGTTGGACATGCTAAAAGATCTCCACCTGCCTGTAACTCTATACGTCCACCATCTGCATTGTCACAACCGACAGCTCTTCTTATTTGAAGTATGGTTGGTTTATCAAACTGTTCAAATAATCCTCTTACAGCACCGGACATATCCTTGTAACCAAACATTGTTCCTTTTTTAAGTTTATCAGCAAGACCTAATTGTCTTTGAATGATATCTGTTTCTTCACCAGGGAGAGCTTTACTTATTGCTTTTATAATTGATTGTCCTTGTCTTTGACCTATAATACCTGTTCTCATCGCATTTGTAATTCCTGAACCTAGTTGATTTATATCTCTAGAATTAAAACTTAAATTTGTAAAAGGTTCAAAACGAACTCCTTTTGGTCCGTGTAAAATATCCATTGCAGGAGCTTTAGGACTCCAACTGTATCCTTCAACTTGAATTCTTTTAACTAAGTCCTGTACTTTTATTTGTCCTTTTTCAAAAGGGTTATCTACTAATTTATTTTTTAAACTATTTAATCTATTAATTTTTTCATAAGCTTCTGGAAAATATTTTTTCAAATGCCTAACATCATTTATATCGTCATGAGAGTGAAGCATTCCATTGTATGAAAAAGAAACTTCAGTGTAAGGTAGTTTTGTTCCAAATTGCCATGGAATTAGTTTTCCTTTTTTATCATAAAATTTTATTTCTCCTTGCCCTTCGTTTTGATTCCAACTACGTAAAGCAAATTCCATAATTTTTTGATTAGGTCTTCTACCATACAACACCTCTTTAGGAGTTCTTGTGTATGTAGGTCTTCCTTCCTCCATCTCTGTTGCATAAGTAAGTTGCTCAGCAAAAGGTAGTGTGTAGAAAACTTTTGGAAATTTTTTTCCAAAATTAGCTCTAATATATTCCGCCCCCTGATCTTTAATGACCGCATATGTAGGAATGTTTCCAGATCTTAAATTAGCTGTAAGTGCATCCATCCCTATTCCTGTTCTTTTTGAAATTTCAGATGTAAAATTTTGTTTTAAAGGTGTTTTCTCTATCAATAGATTTTTTAAAACCTTATCTATTTTTTCTGCACGAGTTTCTACATTACCTAAAATAGGGTATCCATCAGGAGCGTTTTTTATATTGCCAAAACTATCTGGTAAATTTAATTTTTTCTTTGCTTTTTGTGCTAAAGACTCTTGTGTAATATATTTCTCACCAGCATTTGCTTTTGCTATTTCTTTTTCTAAAAATTTATTAACATCAGCTTGACGCTGTAAATTAATTGGATTAACTCCAGATTTAACTGGAGATTTAACACCTAACAAGGTTCTTTTTGCATAGACATTCTTAGTGGTAAAAGTATCTCCTATTCTAGGAACATACCTTTCATTTAAAAATTCTGCAAATTTCGCATCAGTCCCAGCGTTTTTAAATTTTTTTTGAAAAGCTTTGTATTCTTTTTTAAAAAGGTCATCAGTTAATAATAACTTACCACGAAAATCTTTTGCTTTTTGTTCCCCAGATCTAATACGAGCTCTAAGCGTTATTTTTTCTCTATTAGTAATTCCAGGTAAAGCTTTTACAAAAGCATCGTATATTTTTTGTTGTGCTGCAGTAAGCGGTATAGGTTTTCTACCTTCGGGATTTGACATTACACCTCCAGGATTTCTGCTAAGCCGCCGCCTTTGAAACCTATAGGTTCAATGCCTAACATCTCTTGTATCTCTCTGATACCATCGGGAAAGTCATCAGGATTTTTTAAAACTTGGTTTAGTC